CACCGCTTGGAAAGAGGCGCAAGAGGCAGCCCCAGAAGGCTTGGGAGATAGCATTGAGGCGTTTACTGAAGCCACTGGAATCAAGGCTGCGGTTAAGTTCTTAGCAGGCGAAGACTGCGGATGCGATGAGCGTAAGCAAAAGCTAAATGCCATCTTCCGTTACAACAAGCCTGAGTGCTTAACTGAAGAAGAGTATAACTTCTTAGCAGAGTTTTATGCTGCTGACAGAAACGTAATAAGTGGAGATGAGCAGAGAATGCTTATTAAAACTTACAACAGGGTGTTTAAAGCAAGAAAGCAGATTACTTCTTGTGGGCCTTGTCTGAAGTCTACATACGACCAGCTAAAGCAGTATTTTGAATTATATCAATAGATGAATTACAACAGCAACTTTAAGTACGACCTTGAGGCTGGACAGCGGACAGAACAGCTTCTTGGTCGTATTTTAGAGTATCACACAATAGAGGTCAAGGATGATAGCGCCAAATCTGCTAAGACTGGCAATGTATTTATAGAATACCGCTCAAGGGGCAAGCGTTCGGGAATAGCTAAGTCCCATGCAGATTGGTGGGCAATATATACATCTGAGGATTCATTTGTATTAATATCTGCCGAAAAGCTAAAGAAGCTATGCAGAAAGTATTATGAGATGAAAAAGATAGTAAAAGGCGGAGATAGCAATACGTCTTGGGGAATTTTAATACCAAGAGAAGAATTGTTGTAATTTTTTGCTTTATTCACAAATTGTTAATATATTAGCATTAATAATAACCAAATGGCGAAATGGACAGTTTCAGATGAAATGGACGAGCAGGGTCGCAAAAACCTATCCATTCAGCAAGGTCGCAAGAAAATGGCGATTAAGATGAATGAGATAGATGCAGACACGCTTGTACGTTTTATACTGAAGAATTTTAATGACTAAATATCTATGAGTGATAGAAAAAGCAGGCCAGTATTTTCTGGAGTATTAATGTATTTTCCAGATGCGATACTTGAGGTGGCCAGGACCTCTTATGCTGGCAACCAACAGCACCATCCAGACAAGCCATTGCACTGGGACAGAGGTAAATCAAACGACCATTTAGACGCACTGTCAAGACATTTAATACAAGCAGGGCAGATAGATGACGATGGAATAAGACACTCTGCCAAGGTGGCTTGGAGAGCATTAGCGAATTTACAATTAGAAATAGAAAAATCAGAACAAGATGCCATTACCAAAACCAAAAGCTAACGAGAAACAATCAGAATTTATCAGCCGTTGTATGTCTGACAAAACAATGCTGATTGAGTATAAAGAACAAGACCAACGCCTTGCTATATGTTATGTACAATGGAAGGAAAAGTAGGTAAGTATAGAGTCACCACATCATTCAGTGCGCTGTATTGGAGTTGGAACTTATTGCCTTCTATAAGCATTGCCTTTGATGAGGTAGGCTTTTATGTATCAGTAAGATTTCTTTGCTTTTCAGCCAACTTAGACATAGATGACGAGGTGAGGGAGCAGGAGTGGACTGAGCGCATTGAAAATAGATTTGTTTCACTTACAGACACAGAAGAAGATGATATTAGATAAGTTGGTTAAGAACGAAAAAGATTTGCTCTGTGATTCTGCATTGATTACCTTAGCAGAAACCGTGCTGGAGGCCAGAAAGAAGAAGCCAAGTTCTAAGCTTGTAGAGATGTCTAAGTGTATCAGCGAGATTGCTTTTTATGTCAACGACCTTAGAATGCAAAGAGATTCTTATCACTTATACATGAAGGCTAAGGACGACAAACTGTACGAGGCATTACAAGAATTACAAAAGCTTAAAGACGAATTTTACGATTATGAAGATAACACTATTGAACGGGGAAACCTTAGAGAAGACTGAGCTTCTTGAGAAGATGAAAGATGACTCATATTACTATGGGCATCTAGGCAAGCACGCTTTAAGCAGTTCTGCACTTAAAAGCCTACTGCAATCGCCAAAGGCTTACAAGAAGTCTTTAAACGAAAGAAAGACTATTCAGGAGTTTAGAGATGGAAGGCTTGTGCATCTATCTATTCTGGAACCTTATAAGCTTAAAGACCTTATTGTTTTAGAGGGAACCAAAGCCAGAAAAGAGTTCAAAGAAGCTACTGAGCAGCATGGCGAAGATATGGTCTATACTCAGTCAGAGATGGACAATGCTTACTGGACAGCAGATGCTATTAAGTCAAACCATTCTACGTCATACTTATTAGAAGATTGTTCTTATGAATTGCCGGGCGTTGATATGATAGATGGCTTAGCGTTTAGAGCAAAGGCAGATGCTATTAGCAAAGATGGCTCTACTATCATAGACATTAAAACAACAAGCAACTTAGGCGATGAAGGAGATGCTTTTTATTGGTCTGCCAGAAACTTTAAGTATGCAATGCAGGCTGCCTTATACCTTCGTGTGTTTAAGGCTTCTAACTTCATCTTTATAGTTGTGGATAAGAGTACAAGAGATGTCGGTATATTTGAATGCAGTGATGAGTTTATAAACACTGGCAACCTTCAGATTGACACTGCTATTGGTGTGTATAAGAAATACTTTCAGCAGAGCAACTCTGACGACCTAATCAAAAACTATGTTATTAGAAGAGTTCTTTAGCTATCAAGGAGATGATGACGAAACTATTGCCGAACACTTTTATGTAGCCACGCTAACAAGCTGGCTTATTAATAACGAACTTGAGATATACGATGAGATTCTATCTCACTTCGAAGAACGAGAAGAATATGTAATTTGTCATGGCATCAAGAAGGCTATAGACAAGATAGAATCCACAATAGACACTAGGTTCTCAGAGGCAGCTTCTGTAAGTGAGAACGAATCTGAGCGAGTCTATGAGATAGAAGAATACAAACGAATCAGTAGAGATATTTTTAAGGACATATTATTAGAGATTTATGACAGACAGATTGAATATATTAAGAAAGATAATTAAGACTGAGATTGGATTAGACGTTGCTTCTATTAACAAGACAAACAATTATGTGTTTGCAAGAGCAGTATATTATAAAATAGCCAGAAGCCTTAGAGGCGACAGTGGCGAATACATCTCTCTTTCTGCTATAGGCAGGACGGTTAATAAGGACCACGCTTGTGTTATACACAGCCTGAAGTATTCTTTTGACCAAGCAATGAATGAGCCTGAGTACAAGAGTTTATACAACAAACTTTCTTTAATGGTAGATGACCCTGAATGGAATCGCTCTAAAGACTTTAGAAAGCACTATAACACATATACTAAAATATCAGATATATGGAAGCAGGCAGACAGTGTATGGGAGCGTTATCTAAAACTAAAAGCCAGAGCAGCTAATAATCCAGTATTAGATATTATGGAAGGATTATCAGAAGAAGAAGTTAATGAGGTAGCTGAAAAGCTAAGCATTATGGTTAAAGCTATTAAGAACAGAGTCTATAGATAATGCCTAAGAAGAAGTCTTATCCATATAAAATACTGCCTCCAGCCATGCAGAATCCTCTCAAGGAAATGTCTTGGTGCTTTTCTAAGCATATGTACATTAGTTATCAGATACAAGGATTTAAGATTGGCGACAAGTGGGAGATGGGAGACAAGTATAAATTGATTGTAAGGCAGGGAACAAAGTACAGTGAAACAGATTATATCTACACAAAAGATAATGTAATGGAGGCGCTCTATGCGGCTTACATAAAAGCATACAACACAAACAATGGCGAAAAGGGACAAGAGTAACGAGATAAGAAGCACAGACGGCAGGAAGCACAACAAGCGACTGCCTTCTAAAGTAGAGATAAGAGGGCAGGCAACACAAAAGCCTGCACGAATGAATGAGGCAAAGAAGAAGCTGCTTCCTAAAATAGCAGAGCGAGTTGCTATCAAAGAGCTTGGAGGTGCCGCTGGAATATTTGAGCAGTTAGCAAATATAATTAAGTCTGGAGAGTCAGACGGCGTTAAGCTTAATGCGATTAAGATGTACCTAGACCACTTAGAAAAAGGAGAGTCTGGACCAGCGCCATCAAAGTCTGCACCAGTAATAAACTTTAGCTTTAATAAGGAGCCAGACGAAAAGACAATAGATATAGACGCAGAAGATATAGAAGATGAAGGCAGTACAACTGAATGAGAAATATGAGCCTTTATTCAAAGACCCAAGCAGATACTTTGTGGTTACTGGTGGACGTGGTTCTGGTAAGTCTTTTGGTGTTGCCGTGTTTCTTCTTAACCTAACATACCAAGAAGGACATAGGATTCTGTTTAGTCGTTATACGATGACTTCGGCACAGACTTCTATTATACCAGAGTTTGTTGAGAAGATAGAACTTATGGGCGTGCAAGATGACTTTAGGATAACAAAGGATGAGGTTATAAATCTGACCACTAAGAACTCTATTATCTTCAAAGGTATCAGAACATCGTCAGGTAACCAAACGGCTGCCCTGAAGTCTTTAAATGGCATTACGACCTTTGTATTGGACGAGGCAGAAGAGTTAATAGATGAGGATACCTTTAACAAGATAGACTTGTCTGTGCGGGTTCAGGAGCATCAGAACAGATGTATATTAATCCTCAACCCAACAACAAAGGAGCATTGGATATATCAGAGATGGTTTCAGAACATTGGAGTTCCTGAAGGGTGGAACGGAATAGAAGGCAATACTTCATACATTCATACTACTTATATGGATAATAAGGAGAACTTGTCTGAGTCTTTCCTTGAGCAGGTAATGGATATGAAGTTGAAGCGGCCAGACAAATATCAGCACGCTATACTTGGTGGCTGGTTAAGTAAGGCCGAAGGGACTATATACAAGCGATGGAAGGTAGGCGATTATCAGCAGACAGAGCTTACTTGCTTCGGACAGGATTTCGGGTTCTCAACGGATTTAACTACCTTAGTACAGATAAGCGTAGATAATGATAATAAAGTTATGTACGTTAGGGAGTGCTATGGACAAAAGAACCTAACCACATCTGAGATAGCGAGAAAGAATAGGCAGTTCTGTGGAATAGATTTAATTGTCTGTGACAACTCTGAGCCTCGGCTCATTAAAGAGCTAAAGGATATGGACCTTAATATTAAGCCGACCATTAAGAAGTCTGGCTCTATATTGTCTGGTATTGCCCTTATGCAAGATTATGATATTGTGGTGGATAAAGGTTCGCATGGTATCATCAGAGAACTGAATAACTATATATGGCAAGAGCGTAACGCAAAACCGATTGACAACTTCAATCACTATTTAGATGCAATCAGATATGCCCTGCAGTATTTGATACAAGGCAAAAGTTTAGGCAGGTATGTAATTAGATGACTATGAGTAAATTAGAACAAGCCTTTAAGGCAAGCAACACGAGAGATTTAGCTAATGCGCTAAGACTTGAACACAAAGACGTATTGGAAGCTTACGGAGTAATGTACGTTAGGTTACAACCATCTTACAGAAAATTTTATATGCCAATGGCAGCAGTAGACTTGGAAGGTCCCTATGCTACAGATATGCCTAAGATGTTTGTCTATAAGATGATAGATATGCTGTTTGAGAGTGGCAAACTAAAATCATTGTAGTATGGATTCGAAGGAGTTTTCGCTGAGAGTTTGCACTGTAATGGCGGCTATAGTGGTAGCATTTATGTTGTATGGAGTAGTTTCTTTAATAGCCTCTTTAACATAGTACCCTCTTTAACATAGTGGGGTTTGCTATTAGTGGTTTATTTGACTATATTTGAGTAGTCATACATTACGGCACTCTTGTTGAACAGAAGGAGCGTGAACAAAAGTAGCGCTCCTTTTTTTTGCGCCCGCAAATTTTCAGATGCCGCAACCTCCCTCTTTAACATAGTACCCTCTTTAACATAGTAGGGTCTTGAGCTTGGCCGATTTTTCTGGGCTGGCTGGGCATGGGCTGAGGCCTCCAGCGGCGGGAGCCAGAAATTCGCTTTTCCGATATTGTGCCTATTGTTTTTCATTTTTGCCTATTGTTTTTTGATATTAGGCAGTTTTGCAAATATCGCAATGATTTGGTGATATATGCAAGAATCTTTCAATAATTGTTTATTGATTGGGGGCGATATGCTGTAAAATATAGGTAAAATCGCTGCATTCTTTGCGAATCTTTCAGTTTTTGAGGTCGTTCCTTTTGCATAGTTTAAATGCGTGGGAGCCAAACCACCCCACCCTTAAATGTTTAACTATCTCAAAATCAATTAGTTATGAATGCAAAAATCAATTCTTTAGAGTTTCAGGCCGCTACACTGGAGGAGGCCAAGGCAATCAATGGACGTGTAAAACTTTACCACTCGTTTTGCACCGACTACGACAATGCAAACGCCCAGAACGTAGACCTTGAATGCACAGAGGGCGAAGCGGGGCCAATTAATGAATGGACCTATCGCAGGACTATGAACGGCACTAACGGCCCCGTGACTGCGTGCGTCACTATGTTTACAGCCGAGCACGGCTTTTTAACGTTGCCCGATTCGATTGGCCGCCCTCTGGTTGCTGGAAATAGCCAGCGCATTTTCAGAGATGCTCTGGACGTTGGTAGCATATTAGGCAACGGCGGCCTAAACTGCAACGAACACGGGTACATCAAGTACGGGCATTTGACTTATGCTCTAGACCATTCGCCCCTTAAATATGCTGGGGCCTTCGATTTCACTGGGGCCGACCTCTGCGAGTTTCTGCCAGCAGGCAAACCAGCCTTAAACCACAGCAACACCAGAGAACCGTACACGGGCTTCAACCAGCAGATGAAGATAGGCAAGGGCGTGCGCTACGTTCTGGACTGCCTCGGCTACGTTTACACGGACCAGCAGGTAGAAGAAATGGTAAACCGCATCAAGGCACACAATATGCCAGTGGAAATCAAAATGGCCAAGGAAACTGGGTACAGTATTTCGGAGGTCTACGATATGCCAGCAGCGTGCGGCAGTGGGTCTCTGGAGGATAGCTGTATGCGTGGCCACGGTGACTACTACTACGACCTTGACGAGTTTGACTGTGTTGACCTGGCGTACGCTTTAAACGATGAGGGCGAACTGCTCGGGCGTGCCTTGGTCTGGAAATCTCATGACGGCCCCAGACTTATGGACCGTATCTATGGGCAGGACAAAATGGTTCAGGCCTTTAAGAACTACGCCAAGGAGAATGACTGGTGGCACAAAGCCGCCCAAGCCTACGACCAGAAACGCGACTGGATTAAGCCAAACGGCGAAGAAGTTACCCAGAGTTTCACAATCGGTATCAGTATGCGTGACTCAATAGACAACGAGCAGGCCCCGTACATGGATACGTTTTGTTATTACGTTGACGGCGGCTTTTTAACCAATAGCACGGTGCGTGCTGGAGAATTTGGCAGCTACGGACACGAATTGCGCAACACGGACGGAACTTCGGACGAACGAAGCTATTAAACCACTTAAATTTTAAACACTATGGACAAATTGATTTACATCTTAGACAAGGTTAGCAAGGTGCTAACCACTGCCCTTTTTATTGCTATTCTGCTATTCGTACTCTGGGGCTTTATCACTTATTAATCACTCTAAATTTTAAACACTATGAACGCTACACTTTACAGAATCTTAAACACACAATCAGAAACGGGCCGCACGGGTCAAATGGTTGACCTTATGGCCGCCTACCTATACGAGGCGGGGGCATTAATCAAAATCGACAAGCGGGGCAATTTGTTTGCCACTAAGGGTACGCCGCCAACTGGGGAGCACTACCCATGCATGGCCGCCCACCTTGATACGGTCCACGATATAATTGACCCAGACAACTACACGGTGATTGAACTGGGCGGCAAGGCCGTTGCCATGGACTCCAGCACGCTGCAGTTTGCTGGCATTGGAGGCGATGACAAGTGCGGCCTTTACATTGCATTGCAGGTCCTGCGCTCGCTGGACTTTTGCAAGGTGGCTCTGTTCGTTGATGAAGAAAGTGGCTGCGAGGGCTCAGAGGCCTGCTCGCTGGACTTCTTTGCAGACTGCGGCTACATCATCCAGAATGACCGCAGGGGCGCAGTAGACGTTGTCCCAACTATTCTGGGGACCTCTATTGCCTCGGACCAGTTTTGTGCAGTGGTAGAGCCTATGCTGGAGCCTTATGGCCGCCGCTGGTGCGATACTGGAGGGCTGACGGACGTTTATGCCTTGGCCAATAGAGGCGTGGGCATTTCGGCTCTGAACATTGCCTGCGCTTATTACAACCCCCACCAGCTGAACGAGTACATTGATATACAGCAACTGGAGCGCACGCTGAGGTTTAACCTCGAGATAGTCAACGCCCTAGGCTCTAGCCACTACCCCCACCAGCCCCAGAGGCCTTCGCATTGGGTATACGGCAGGGACTATGACTGGGACGGCCCACTGTTCTCAGCTAGAGATAAGCGGACCCACCACTTGCCCAGCGACGACAAAGGCGACCCCATTTGTCAAGTCTGCGGAAACGCTGGCGGCATCTCTGGTGACCATTGGGGCTACTGGTGCGAGTCCTGCGGGGCGTACAGCTATGAACCCGCCGCCGATTGGGAGATATAGGCCTTCCAGTTAACGCCCCCGCCTTGGGGGCTTTTTTGTGCCCTCATTTTAGCCCCTCTACGGGGCTTTTTTTATGCTCGCTAGTGTCCTACACCAGACCCCTAGTAAAGTGCGCTTAAGTGGCTCCTAAATGCCCTTAGATTTGATTGCAGGTTTCTGGTAACTGGTTGAAAATGACTAGGGCTATGATTCTGGGGGGTAACGAACCCAAACGAATCCATGCCCTCTTAAACACGGTACGCCCTCCAGCAGGCTCAGTCGGCCTCTGGGGAGGCCTCTGGGCGGCCAGACCATAGGAAAAGGCGTAAATCGCATCGGCTAGGGGCTAGGTAACTCAATCCGATGAATTCAACGTAAAATGAATCGGTGGCGGCCTAGGTAACGCATTCCGAAGAATTCAAAGCATTTGATGCGACCCCTACAGGGGAGCAGCAGAATATTGTCTTAGATAAGAGTATGACCCCCTCCTATTGCTTTATGGTTTTTTAATGATGCTGGATAGTTTGAATGTTAGTGGGGGCCGTACGAAAGCAATAAAGGATAACTAACGCAATTACTAGACAGACTTGATGTAGCTGAACCAACAGGTGGTGTTCCTGAAGTTTGGGACCATAAGCTATCCTCGCTGTATAAAGATAACTAAAATACTTTTATCTGTTCATCTATAAAACTTATAGCACCATAAGAAAAATTGATAGTGGTAGGAAGCGCAACAAACTTCTCACCGAAGGTGGTACAATAATTAATATTAGAGTTATCTATATGTATGCCAAAGACAGTTGAACTAAAAATAAGAGTGCCTAATAGCTTATCTGATATTCCACTTCACGAGTATCAGAAGTATATGCAGGTGTTAGATGGTGTGGACGCAGAAAGCGAGGGCGCCAATGAGTTTGTTAACCTTAAAGCTCTTGAGATATTCTGCGGATTAGAGTTAAAGGAGAGTTATAAGATGCCAATATCGTCTTTCAGTGCGATACTGGATAAATTGGCCGTTTGCCTTTCTGAGGAGCCGCCACTTATAAAACGCTTTTGGCTAAGAGGCTCTAATGATGTAGAGGTTGAATTTGGTATGCAGCCAGACTTAGGCAATATGAGCTTTGGTGAGTACGTAGATTTAGACAACTATATGGGCGACTGGAAGCAAATGCACAAAGTAATGGCTATATTATTTAGACCGATTACAGCTAAACACAAAGACTTCTATGAAATAGAGGAATATGAGTCTAGCGACAAATATGCTGACTATATGAAGTATATGCCAGCGAGTGTTGCAGTGAGTGCTATGCTTTTTTTTTATCGTTTAGGAACGAAATTGTCAGAACATATGACACTCTATTTGTTGAAAAATCTGACTCCAGAGGAGCTTTCGCAAGTAGAGAGCAAGTTTTTGGAGAAAAATGGGGCTGGTATTCATCAATATATACAATCGCTTCGGGAGACCTCCTTAAATTCAGTCAAATCACCAAAGAACCAGTACGAAAGTGCCTAACGTGGCTTAGTTTCGAGAAAGAGAAGATAGACTTAGAGAACAAGAAAATAAAAGAATCATATAGATGATAACAATTTATGACATAATCAACCAAATGAAGACGTTTCTTAGGAATCACCCTATAGTAAACACTGTGACATTTGGAGATATTACAGATGTGAACCTCAACAAGACAGAAATGTTCCCATTATCACACTTTTTAGTGGGCAATGTGCAGTTCACAGAGTATGCTATGCGCATTAGACTAACTTTCTTGTTCTTAGACGTGGTTGATTACAACAAAGACCACAACAACAATGATTCAGGTAACAGAGAGGACGCTACAAACTTGATTGACGTATACAATACACAGCTTCAAATAGCAAATGCGCTAATATCTGACTTAAAACGTGGAGATTTATACAGAGATGGCTATCAATTATCTGGCGAGCCTATTTGTGAGCCATTTAAAGACAGATTTGAGAACGAATTGGCTGGATGGTCGGTTGATATTGATATAGACCTTGCTAATAACATCTCAGTATGCTAAAAGAAGTAGCCAAAAAGCTTTTTACGCTATATGGCGAAAAGATAGTTAAGCAGCTTGTTGGGCGACTTAACAGTCAGAACCTAAACGCTACTGGAAACGCAGCTAAAAGCTTGCGTTATGAAGCAGAAGAGGATGGATTGGAGATTTTTGGAGAAAGGTACTTCTTCACGCTAAATGACGGTAGAAAGCCAGGTTATTATGCCCCTGTATATGCAAATACTCAAGGGTATGGGCTATTAAGATGGGTGCGCACAAAAATGGCGCCGGGCGCAGATGAAAGAGAACAAAAATGGCTTGCTTTTGCTGTTGCAAAGAGCATACAACAAAAAGGAACAATAAAAAGATTTGGCAAGGGTGGAGTTAGCAACTATGGAGGCTCAGGATTGCTTGATTTTGTTATAAATAAAAACCTACCTATGCTAGCAGACCAGCTAGGCAAGCGTGTAGGAGAAGAAATGTTAAAAGAAATAGCTGACGAAGCAAGAAAAAACTTACAAAACTAATAAACAATGGCAATAGGAGTAAGAAGCCCGTTTTTTATATCGCGCACTCAATCTGGGGCAGCATCAGGAACGCTTACATTGACGGTAAATAGTATAGAAGTGTACACTATAACTAAAGAAACTGGCACTACATTCACCGTAGACATATCGGAACTGGTTAGAGACTATATTGAGCCTGCTTATGATGGCACACTAGATACAGACTCTCCTGACGTAGCAAACGTTAGTTGGTCGTTACAGTTTTACGATGCAAATCTATTGGCTCCTCCAGAATGGATATATTCAGGCTCTTACGTTGCGTATGATGGCTACAGATATTTTAGCGAAGGAAACAACTTCTCCTTTAACAATAGGGTGCTGTTATCAGCGTCTACTATATGGCTTCCTGAGAATACGGCGGGCACGTTTTATAAAATAGCATCAGATTCGCTATCTACCGTTGCAGTAGGCACTTCAGCCATCACCGTAGAGGGTATTACCGTTAAGCGGCATGAATGCAGCAAGTACACGCCCATTAAAGTGGTGTTTGTAAATAAGTTTGGAGTACCACAAGAGTTGTACTTCTTTGGTAAGACTACAGAGTCGTCTACTTCATCAAAAGAGTCGTATAAAGCGAATATTATTGACTCAACAGGTGCAATAAACAGCCAAAGACACCAAATCAGGTCGTTCGATGCGCAAGGAAAAACACTTTATACGTTAAACACAGGGTTAGTTGGCGAAGAATATAACGAATTTGTTAGAGAGCTAATGCTTTCAGAACAAGTATGGATGCACTTTGATGGCGTTATTCGCCCCGTGACTCCAACAACGTCTGATGTACAGTTCAGGACGTCACTAAATGACAAAATGGTTCAGTATACTGTAGAATTTGAGCAGGCTAACGATTTAATAGCGAACGTACGATAATGCGTGAGGTACAACTATACATAGGAAACGACAGAGTGGAGCTTTTTGGCGGAGATAACATATCTATCACAGAGTCCATCAAGAACGCAAAAGACATTTCTAAGGTGTTTACTACATTTAGTAGACAATTTGCAGTTCCTGCATCTAAAACCAACAATAGGATATTTAAGCATTATTACAATTACAACATTACAAACGGTTTCGATGCAAGAGTAAAACAAAATGCTCGAATAGAGGTAGGCACACTATCCTTCAAGAAAGGAAAGCTTAAGCTCGAAGGCGTAGATATGAGAAATAATAAAGCGTATGCCTATAGAGTTACGTTTTATGGTAGCGTGGTAGAGTTAAAGGACTTGCTTGGAGAAGATAAGCTTCCTTCATTAACAACTAATTTAGATATAGATAAGCCTTATAGTGCGGCTAATGTAAAAACAGCACTTACCTCTGCGGTGTCAGGTGATGGAACCACTATTCCGTTAATAACACACAGTCAGAGACTATACTATGATAGCTCCATAGAATCTGAGCAGTCGGGAAATCTTTACTATGGAGGAGTTAATCAGGGGGTGAAGTTTGACCAACTTAAATATGCTATTAGGGTAGATAAGATACTTGAAGCCATTGAGGCTGAATACCCAACCATAACATTCGCAAGCGGAAGTTTCTTTGACCCAGCCGAAAATACGGACATTACTAAATTGTTCATGTGGTGTCACAGAAAGAAAGGAGGGGTCGATATAAGCGCAGACCCTACATACAATCTTATTGATGGATTTAACCCATCAGAGAATTTTAGCTCTACAGTGCTTAAGGTTGATATGACTGGGAACGACCACATAGTCTATGTAGATGAGAGTGTGACGCAGATGAATCAGTTATTCTTTGAGACAACTACTTCAAATACGTCTGCTATATATGATGTTCTTATATATAAAAATACGGGTTCTGGATTTAATGTATTTCAAGAACAAAGAGAGGTTTCTGGAGGGGTTACGATACAAGTTATAGACACTTTTGTAGATGGAGTGGAGTATTATGCTGCTATAAGAACTTACGAAGAGCCAATTACGTTTAGTGGATTTGAATGGTCTGCCACCTATTCTGGAGGCGAAGATAGCTTCTTGGAGGGAACTAAAACATTTGCCCAATCATATAACTTTAATATAGCGCAGAATCTTCCTGAGATGAAGATTATAGACTTCTTATCAGCGCTTTTTAAGATGTTCAATTTGGTCGCCTATATAGACAACAATGATGAAATATATGTAGAACCTTTAGACGACTTTTACGACAGTACAGAAAGAGACATTACTAAATACATTGACGTTGAAAAGTCTCAAGTAAATGCAGCTCTACCGTACAAAGAGATATTCTTCAAATACAAGGATACTAAAACCATTTTAGCCGAACAGCATTTGCAAGAAATATCGGAAGTAGAATGGGGTGGGGTGGAATATTCTGACGTTGGCAACCTTAGTGGGGGCACTTACAAGATGGAGCCAGACTTTCATCATGCAAAATATGAGAAATTGCTTGATAAAGGGGCGGCTCTTGACGATACTGGCATTCAAGTAGGTTATTTTGTGACAGACAATGAAGAATCTTACCTAGGGAGTCCACTTTTGCTTTACATAGACAGCAAACAAGCTAATTACAATATAGGATTCTTGGAGAGAAACTCTAAAAGTGTGATAGCTACCAGTCAATCTATAAATATGCCTTCTAACACGCAAGATATAGATGATGAGACAAGTAATAATATACACTTTAATGCAGAGCTGAGCGAATATACGGGAGTTGAGGCTACAGAGACACTTTTTAAGCGCTTTTATCAGTCTTATATAGAAAATATATTTAGTTCCAACGTAAGGCTCGTAAAAGTTTCTGCCGTATTACCTGTTAAGGAGATGGTTCAAATACAGCTTTCTAATATTGTCGTTATAAATGGAGAGAAATACAGAATCAATAGTTACGATATGAATTTAACTACTGGAAGAACTGAGTTTGAATTAATCAATAAATATGATTAAGAATATAATAGACTTGCTTAATATGTCTGACTTTTATGTAAACGACCCAGACATAGACTTTGCAAAGGGCATCAATAAACTGCCCAGAACAAGAAAAGATGCAGCTAAATTTATAAAACGCAACAAGAAATGGCCAAAACAGAATTAGTAGTATTAAAGCTACAGCTTGATGACAAGGGTGTAGTTACAAACATAAATCAGGTAAATAAAGCTCTTGTAGCGGCAGGAACGAGTGCAAAAATAGCCCAGAAAGGCTTTGCCAGCATGGAAAGTGCCGCTGGTATTGCTGGTTCTACAGTTACGGAATTTGGTCGACTTATTTCGGATTTACCATACGGTATTCAAGGTATTGCGAACAACTTGTCGCAATTAGGCTCGATGTTCTCTTTGTTGGTTGTTGAAGCTGGCAAGATGAACAACAATCTCAGCACTAGTAAGAATGTGATTAATTTGCTCAAAAAGCAAATATTAGGACCTGTTGGTATTTTAGTTGCATTTCAAGGCCTCATTGCCCTTCTAGAGGTGTTCTCGAAATCTCAAAGCAAGGCTGATAGAGAGGTTCAGAACTTTAATGAAAGCGTATTCTTGCAGACAGAAGCTTTAGATATGCTGCAAGAGAGATTAGACCAAAACAATGGAAATCTAGAAGAGCAGCTCAGACAATTAAGCGCTTTAGCTTTAGCTAACAAAGATTATCGTAAAATATTAGAGAATGAAAACCTGACTATCTCTGAAAAAGTCCGCATAGGTGAGGTTCTTCTTCAACAACAGCGAGCAATAAACATTGCAAGAGAGAATTTAGCTAAAAGTCAGGCTTTGGTTAATAAGAACCAAGATAAAGGCACAATTAGTGATGAGCAACTTGCTGCGGCTAAAGAAAAGTTATCTCAAGCAACAAAGAAAAATACGAATTTCGGTAGTCAATTAGCTACTCAGATGGACTCTGTTGACGAGGCTACCAAATCTCAAGCGCGGGCAACTATAGACCTGTACAATGCGCAGCAAGATTTAGCCATACAGTCAGAGCTTATTATAAACTTGGAAAAAGCAAAGCAAAATCTTCTTGAAACTGGACAACCCTATGTAAAAGGCTCTATAGATGACATAAAAAACCAAATTAAAGAGCTTGAGGCTCAAAGAGATGCTTTTGCGACTACAAATGAGCAAATTGACTTCTATAATGACAAAATCGACCTTCTAACAAGTAAGTTAAATAGACTTATAGACGGTCCACCTCTTAAGGCAGAGAACATTTTACCAGAAGGCGGCATTGTGGAGAATCTTGCAGGAGTTCTTGTAAAAGACATTAAGGGCAAGGAGGGCATAAAGATTATCCAAAGTACCATATCTGAGCAGCTATTTGATGCGATTGACCCAGAAGCAATGCAAAAAGACCTTGAACAAAGGTTTGCTGAAAGAGGCGCTAAATTAGACTTAGACAGGCTTCTTGGACTCTCTGAGCAGGCTAAAAAGATAGGCGAGAAGGCAGAGCTTGTAAAGAACGTAGCTGGAGCCTTAAATGACGTTTTAAGCGCACAGGCAGACAGAGAGATTGCTATTGAAAAGAACAAAACAACTGCTTTAAATGACCAATTAAAGGCAAGGTTGGCTAATGAGAATCTCTCGGCAGAAGAAAGAGATAAAATTAATCAGCAAATATCCAGAAACGAAGCAAAGCTTGTAGAAAGGCAGAATAAGATAGCTAAAAAGCAGTTTCAAAGAGAAAAGGCTCTCAAGATAGTCATGACGCTTGCAGATACAGCTTCTTCTGCATCTAAAGCATATTTGTCACAGTTTTTACCAATTCCAGACCCAAGTTCTCCAGCAAGAGGTCTTGTAGCGGCTGGATTAGCTACCGCTTTTGGGTTGGCTCAAGTTGCTGCGCTTAGCAGGCTTAAGTATACGGAGCAAGGTATGCCAACTCCAGCACTAGTCTCTCAGGGAGGAGGAGGCTCTGCGGCACCACAAGCGCCATCTTTTAACGTAGTGGGAGCTTCACAGAGAAATCAATTAGCTGAAGCAGTTTCGTCTGCATTATCGGACAAACCTGTTAAGGCCTACGTGGTATCTTCTGATGTTAGTAGCGCACAAGAACTTGATAGACGAATAGTAGAAGGAGCATCAATCTAAAACGAATAGTAACTAATAAGTTATCCTTGTATGGAGATTTACGAATTGTTTATAGAAGAAGATAGCGAGTTCTCAGGAGTAGAGGCTATCTCAATCGTAGAGGAGCCAGCCATAGAATCTGACTTTATTGCGCTTAAGTCGCATAAGATAGAGATGGCTGAGATAAACGCAGAGAAACGCATTTTAATGGGTCCTGCGTTGATTCCTAATAAGAAAATATACAGAAGAGACGAGCAAGATGGCGAATATTACATCTTCTTTAGTGAAGACACCGTCAGAAAAGCATCTCAACTGTTCTTAAGCAGAGGAAACCAAAACAACTCAACATTAGAGCACGAATACAACCTAAAAGGTATGTCTGTAGTTGAGTCTTGGATTGTAGAGGACGAAAAGAAAGATAAATCAGCACTTTATAATCTAAATATGTCAAAAGGGACTTGGATGGTCTCTGTAAAAGTAAATAATGAAGAAGTCTGGGAAGAATTTGTCAAGACTGGAAAAGTTAAAGGTTTTAGTATTGAGGGATACTTTAGCGATAATGCTCAGCGACCTAAAGAACAGGTTGAAGAGGAGCTTTGCCAAGATTGCTTTGAGGAACTACAAGCGGAATATGCTCTTTTAGAGGCGGTAGCTTTATTAGAAGAGGTAGAATTAGAGTCTTATGGAGGCTATCCAGACTCTGCATCGAACAACGCTAAATTAGGAATCAAACGCAACAAAGAATTAGGTAATAAATGCGCTACACAGGTCGGAAAAGTAAGAGCTCAACAGTTAGCAAGGAGGGAGAAATTCACCGTACCAACACTGAAGAGAATCTACAGCTACCTAAGTCGCGCAGAGGCATATTACGACCCAGCAAAGCCAGAGGCTTGCGGTACGATTAGCTACTTGCTATGGGGAG